GTCTTTATAATAAAGGTCATCATCTGGTGTTTCTCTTTTACGATAACAACTTGCAAAAATTAAACTATCGGCATCTATTAATAAAATCATGATAAAGCTTCTTTAATCATTTCTAAATGCATTGCTTGGGTCTTCTTTTGTTCTTTACATACTAGACTTATAATAGCCGGTAAATCTTTATAAAGTTCGTCAACATTCATTACAAGTGTATTTTCATCATTATAGTGTATGTATAATTCACCATCACAACAATGCAAAGTTTCTGTTTCACCTACATAAGTATGCGTTCTTGCATGTTGCAATTCGCGTTCTAACCTTACAATTTTTTCTTCTAATTCTTTTACTCTGTTATCTTGTCCCATTTGTCTATTGATATATTAAGTTTTAAATAATTCTTTTTTCCCGATTTTATTTGATAATTAATGTGAACATCGGTTATTTCACTATCTTGGCTTATATGATATTCTATTTGTTTTTTTAGTTTTTCCCAAGCCGCCGCGTTTACTTCCATATAAAAAAGGGGTGATTAAACCCCTAAGTTTTTATAATCTATTAATATTTCATTTAATTCATTTACATCAAATGTCATTAAATCTTCAAAGTCTTTATCATTATGAGTATGTTTTGCATACTCCCAAATTTCTTTTATTAATAAATAATTTTTGCTTTTTTTAAATTCTACGTTTTTAGTTATTATTTCCGGCAAGCCATCTTCATTAGTTATTATTTCAATTCCATCGGGTAGTTGGTTTTCTTCCCAAGCATCAAAATATTCTTTGATTAAATCAAATTTTTCACTACCGGTTAAATCTTCATTTTCAATGCTTTTTATATAAGTCATTGTGTCTAGTCCTCTTTTACTTAATGCCATTTTCTGTTTTGTTTTGATTAATATAAATACAATATACATAAATTATAGTTATTAACAAAACTATTAACAACTTAGTCCGGTGAAATATTTATATTTATTCTAACCGCTTGGTTTTCTTGAAGCAAGTATACATCTTTATGCAATCTTTTTTTTGTGTATACGCTTGTATCTGGGCAATACTTTTTGACCGGCTTTGGCATTTCTAATGTATCAAGCCAATACATAAAATTGCCTTTGGGATCGTTGACAAAGAAAATTTTTACTATGTCCTTGTCTAGTGCCATAAGTGTTTCATATTTATCACTTTCAAGCATTTTGTCTTCATAGTATTTTTTTCTAAATTTCATTTCAATAACACAATTTTTACCCTTGGGCGTTTTTCCAAAAGCATCATAAGTTTTATTTCCGGTGCCACAATGTTGTAATTCCCAACCATCAAGGTTTAATAAAAACACCACCGCTTTTTCCCAATCATTTATTGTTTTAATTTCCATTGTCCCAAATTACGTTTAATTCTTTTATCCAATTTTTAATTGTCTTTGGTGAACATGTGCATGGCTCAAAATATTTATGCTTATAATAAACACTATGAAATTTACATATCAATTTATATTCATTTGATTGCAAAGATGTTTTAGGGTTTGCTCTAAAATCTGACCAAATTTCAAAATCTTCTTTATTAAATTTTACCATCTTTTTATTTTTATTTCGTTAAACTTTTTTCTTCTTTTATTGCAATTGCATTTAGTACCCCAATGTTTATTGTACCGGTCAACTAAATATTTAATACCGGTGTACTTTGTAATGTAATATATTGTATTTCCTATTTTCATTGTTTTAAATTTTCGCGTTTGTTATAATAAGCTTTTGTATAATTAAATTTTCTGCAACCCCATTCACTTATTTCATTATAATCACATTTGTAAAATTCGGCGGTTGTGTCATTAGCTAAATATATAAACCAATATTTATCGACTTTGTTTTTTCCTTTTATATGTGACAATTCATTTACCAAAAGATGCGCCCCATCAAAATGCTTAGTTGTTTTTATATCGTGGCCACTTCCATTTATTTTTATATCGGCATCATAAGTTGGTGTTTTTGTCACCAAGTCTACCATTTCAAATTGTATGTTATTATTAGTCAAATAATCTAATGCGATTAATTCGCCAAGCACACCAATTGTATCAACATGTTTTTGCTTTACACCCCTATTGTAATGTTCTTTTTTGTTTTTTTCTTCATTAAGAATAGCCCGAGCATTACCAATTTCTTCGGCTATTTTCCAAAATGACTTAGGGAAATTATACTTTATCATAATAATTTTTTAAGCTTTTTCTTTACCTTTTGATATGTGTTATATAATGAATAGTATTGTATTTTACTTTTTCTTGAAAATTCGGCGATACTTTCATCACCAGAATTTATAATTTCAAATACTTTGCGGTCATACCAAAACATTCGCGATAATTCTTTTTGTACTTTATCATAAGGTTCTTGATAATTTACATCATTTGTAGTTAAGGTTACGTTTTCTATTGATACAAAATTTATGTTTTTACCTTTGCGCTTGTAATCATAAAACAATGTTCTTAGCGTTTTAAAAATATAATAGTAGTTTATTTCTTTTTCATTGTACATTATATCTAAGCCCTTTTTTTCTATTAAAAGCATTATTTTAATATACATTTCTTGGGTTAGATCTTCGGCTAATTCTTTTTTGCAACCAAAAGACATACAGATTTGCACCCAGTCTTTATGTTTGTTCGCAATAAGTTTCATTGTTTCTTGTATCATATCATTTTAAAGGGTCATATAAATCATTTACTATTGTAGGCAATCCTTTTTCATTTACTTCAAAGCTAAATGTTTCAAAAGCATACCCACGACTTCGGCCACACTTAACCGAAGTGTAACCTTTGTTAATATTATTTTCTTCCAAAACCATTGTAGTTTCAGATTTTTTTTCAAGGGCGCTTCCAAGGTGACCGGTTCCAAGTTTTGCGCTTCCAAAGTTTTGGTGAATTACATTTATTATGTGACAATTATTTTGTTGTGAAATTCGCATCAAGGCACTTACTAAACTATTGCAAGATTTTATGTCGTTAACATCATTGCACATATCGGCCACACCATCTAAGATGACTAATGATGGTTCTTTTATGTTTTCCCTTAAATAGTATTCAAGAAACTTTAATCTATCAACATAGCTTATTGTACGCAATGCAAATGTATTGTATTTATCTTTTGGTATTTTAGAGTCCATTTGTAAGGGGCGTTGAAAAACCCGGCTTGCATGATAATTCGATTGCTCGGTGTCAATATGAATTAAACTACCATTGCCCCTATGCCCTTTTATCTGGCCACCATAAATATTTGAACCGCTTAAATATGTACTTGCTAATAAGCTGCAAAAAAAACTTTTACGCGTTTTTGGGGGGGCTGTTATTGTACTGATATTTCCATAGCTGCAAATTCCGATTGGTACTATTGTATCACCTTTATCAGAATGCAAAACTTTTTCACCATAACTTATTGCCGTAGGTGGGTAGTCTATTTTTTTTTCAATGTCAATGAAACAAGTATCGGCGATAAATTCCATTAGCATATTTTCTTCTGTTTGTTTTTCTGTCATTTGTTAAATGTATAAAAAAAAGGTGCAAGTTAAAAACCTACACCCTTTAAAAGTTATTAATATTTAAAATGGCAACCCATTGTCTTCATCTTTTAATTTTGGTATTGCACTTTCAAAAGATTGTTTTTCTTCACGCTCGGCAACTTCTATTTTTCCATCTGATACCCAGACCACTTTGCCATTTCCTAAATATGTTTTTTGCATTTTGGCTTCGCGTTGTTCTTTGCTCTGGCTATCTACAATCGCGACATTATTTCCATATCTAGTTTCGTCTTGTAAAATAATTGAAAAATTATAAAATACGGCACCATCGCGGCCTTTTACGAATTTTTCCTTTGGTAGCATATCTACCCTAATACTTGCATTGATTATTGCACTCATAATTTATATATATTTATTGATTAATATTTATTTTTTTGCGGTAAAATCACCCCATTTAAACCTTATATGTCCGTAATGATCTTTACAAGCAATTCCTTTTAATTTTTTGCCTACAAATTCACTATGCCATTTCCATTCTTTAAGTTTTAAATCCCAAGTTTGTTTAACCCTTTGACCCTCAATTTTAAATTCGTTATCGTGAAGTTTTATTTGAATTACTGGGTAATCATACAATTCAATGCCAATACCTAAATTAAAGCATGCACGTTTAAAACTATCAGATGCCAAACCTTTTTGACTATCGGCCATACTTTCGGTGCCGGTATCTTCTTTTGAAACCCATTGTTTATTTTCATTGTCCCAAAGTGATACAATACAATTTTTATTGTCCCTTGTATGTTCACGCTTCCAACCAAGTACGCCACATACTTCATTGAGTCTTTTAATGTCCACCCTTGCATCTTTGTATGCTAATATTGTAGCGTAACCACCTTTATTTATAGATTGTACCCTGAAATCAATATCTTGTATTGCTAGGGGTTTTGATAAATTTTCTAATTCCATTTTGTGTCTTGTTTAAATATTTGTGATACTTCAATTTGTGCTTTTAATTCTTCTATTCTATTACATAAAGCTTCTATTCTATATGTATATTCGTCAAATTTAGTCTTCGCGGTTTCTTTTGAATAGTTATTTTCCATTACTGAATATTTATTAAAGTTGACTTTGCTACATCTAATCTTTTATTTATTGATAGTTGTGTAAAAGCATCTAGGTTAATAACGGCAAATCTTAATTGACTTTCAAGGTGTTTAATTTCTTGCTTTAAATCTTGTTTTTGTGTTTTCATTCTGTTTTGTTTTAAGTTAGTTTTTTAAATCTTTTTTCATTACGGCATCAATTATTTCTTGCCTATCAAAAATAATTAGCCGGTTAAACCTATAAGGCGTTAATTGTTCGGCTTTAATTAAATTGTTAATTGTACCTACTGAACATCTTAAAAGTTCGGCGGCTTCGGTTTTGTTTAAAAACAAAGGTGGTTCTTTTTCCATTTAGTTTTATTAAAGATTAATAATACCCAAAGATAGGTAAAAAAAATCAAAGGCACAAAAAAAGGCTTGCACACACACATGCAAACCCTTTTTAACTTAACAAAACAGAATAACCAAAAGTAATCTATTTCATTTTATCTACCAATTGTTTAAAGTGTTTTATTTTGTCATTTAATTCATCGGTACTAAATTTTAATATTTGTTTAGATTTTATATATAAATCTTCGGCGGTACCCTCACCAAATTTTTCATCTAATTTTTTTGAAAAAATAAACTGGCGCCCATAATTGTATACATTGCAAGAAACACATTGTGGCATACAATTCAATATTTCCCACCGCGTTGAATAATTTTTGCGGCTCATAAAATGGCCACATTGCATACCATCAGCATGCCAATAAGCTTTTTTATCACAAGTAAAACAAGAAACATTACCAAGATCATCGGCATACTTTAACCGAATGTATTGGCTAAATACCGCATCTAGTTTCTTTACGATTTTACTTCTTGATAATTTTTTTGGTTTTTTAGATAGCATTATCTATGGTTTCAATTATATGCCTAAGTTGGCTTTTTTCAAATTCACCGAGCGATTTATCGTCTATAATTAATAAATAATAATCTTTTCTAACTTGAATACATTTTGTGTTTTCCATCTTTTATTTGTTTTTTAAAAATATATGTAATAACTTTACACTTTTTTATTACTTCAAATATATAAATAAATAGTCAAATAAATTAAGAAAAAAATATATCTAAATATGTATATAAAAATACATAGAAATAAGAATAAGAATACAATATATAGATTTTTGGGGTTTAATCTATTCAAGAAACACTATCGGTTTTTATTAAGTTCTTTGTCCTTGTTTTTAGAACCAATAGAAGAACCAAAAAAGAAGTTTATTACTTGTTGGCGTTCTTGTAAAAGCGCGGTTGTTAACCCACCAATAGCCGAAGATATAATTGCTATTAAGGTTTTATCTTCCATATAGATAACAACAAGTATTTCAATAACAATAGCCAAAAAAACAATCCACAAATTCCAAACAATTACCCTATTGGCAATTTGATCGGCCATTTTGTTTTCAGTTTTGTACATTTCCCTTGCACCGGCTCTATCTTCATAATCTAATTCAATAAGCTTACTAGCTTCTTTTTCTTGCTCTGGGCTTATACCTTTATCTTTATGCAATAATGTCTTAACGACCCCTAAGAAGTCACCGGTTGCCACATCACCGGCCATTGCAATAGCGGTTTCTAAAATATCAGACCGCCCTATTTTGCGAAGCCAATTACCTACACGCGTTCCAGACCCACCATTTTTTTTTAGTTTTGGGTTACTCATTACTTATTTTTTTTTCTTAAAAT